CTCGACGGTGGTGTGGTGGGTGGTGATTTCAGGTCGCGGCATGATTACCATTCAACCTTTCCGAGTATGAAACTACAGCCGCATTTAGGGCATTCTATATCTTCACCTTGCAGATCGTCCCATTTATTGTTGAAAATAGGACGCAGATAAAGTCCGTCGTCGTCATGATCAAACAGGTCGAATTCGTGACCACATCCGGGGCATTCTATTTCAAGGCTTGCCCTTAAAGTTGCATTGATCTCTCTGGATTCATCTCTCATGCTCATATCCTCCCATATTTACGATGGTTATTTCAGGTCGCGGCATTCGTGGCCTCGCCGATAAACCGAGGTTCCGGGTTGCTTCTTTTTGCCTCACGCTTTCTATCCCGGGCTATTTTTTGATACTGCAATTCACATTTTTTATGATATGGCCTATTGCGTTGATCTACGAAAATATTATCCTGCGAATCATACTGTTTGCAAAATACACATCTCCTCCAAGACGCATGGCCACAAATTCTAAGCGCCTTCATTCTCATGTGAAGCAAATTATGATAAGAACAGTCTTCGCATATAACTAAATTTTCGTTTCTATTGTCGTTCTTTATTTCGTTGACATGGTGTACTTCAATTTTTCTATCAAAAATTCTACCTAAAACTTTTTCAGCTATAACTATATGCTCAAGAATGTAGTTTTTATTACTTCTTGGATGATTCGGAGCCCACAAAAATACATATCCCGCAGAGTGCGCCCTTCTGCCTCCATTCCATTTTGGGTTATTTTTGCCACGAGCCTGATGGCCACTTATAAATCTGACGGGCATCCCTTTAATGTAGCTAAATTTAGAATGATTATTTTTAGGGATGGTTGTGTAGCCTCCACACCCACAATGGCATTTTCCAAATTCAATTTTTTGATTTATTATTTCATCGTCCATTCTATAAACCTTGATACTGGGTTAATGTGCTCAGCGCCTTTCGTGTCTATCGTTTTTTCAGGCCGCACAGTTAATATCAGTCTGTCTTCTGCTCTTGAAAAAGCCACGAATGCTAAATTAGTTTCATCTGCAATCTCCCCGGCTGCCTCCGCCCGGGCGCCCGGAAAAATCCCCTCGTTCATGCCGGCCACGATCACGGTTTTAAATTCAAGGCCTTTTGCGGCGTGGATGGTGGACAGGGTGATGGGCGGGGCGTCTGGGTCCGTGAGTTCGTCCTGAACGTCGAAGGTGGCGATGTAATCCAGGTACTGCCTGATGGTTGCAAAAAGGTTATCCCCAGCGCCTTGGCTGATAAAATCAAGGATCTGCTGACCAAACAGCACATCGGCGACAGGTCCGGTCATGATTTCATCAACGGCCTCCGTCACCCTGTCCGACCCGTCAAAATGTCTGAAAAAGTTTGATGAATCCAGAACCCCTGAAAACTCCATCCATGTTTCAAGGTGGCTCATGCCGTTTTTTACGGCGTGATATCTGATCTCGGCGTATTCCCTGTCATCGACTCCCAGGAGTTTTCGAATCACCATGAACGAAAAATTGTCGTGGTGATTGCAGAGCAGCCGCAGAAACGAATGGACCGTTACGGCCGGCAGCTCCTTCAGCATGTTATTTTTCTGGCCGGCGTAGATGTGAGCGACATCCATGTCGGAGAGAAGGCGCGATACTTTTTGGAGCAGGTAATGGTTTCGGGCAAGGACGGCGATTTCTCCCCCACAGTATGAGCTCACTATTTCGCTGATCATGGCCGAATCAACGTCACGGTGGATCTGGACAGTATCATGCACCCTTTGGAGCCCTACTATTAAACATTCCGGAAGCGCAGGCTCAATCCGAGTCGGAACTGAATATTTTGGTATCCGATTTTGATTGTGACGGATCACATTGTTCGTCACATTGACTATCTCCGGCAGGCTCCGATAGTTGTTTTCCAGCAGAAACACCTGATATCCGTCTTGCTCCGCCCGCATCATGGGCGCTGAGTCAGATCCTCGGAATGAAAAAATCTGCTGATCTGGATCGCCCACGGCAAAGATTGACGCCTGGAAGTGCCGGGAAATTGCATTGACGATATCCCACTGAAGCGGCGTGAGGTCTTGGCATTCGTCAACCAAAACGTGCGCCCAGTTCAGATATTTCGACAGTTCCGGAACAATTTTCAAAAACTCAATCAACAGATCGTCATAAGTGAAGGCTCTGTTTTGGCGGAGTCTCAACCAAAAGGCGTCGATCAGTTTTGCATGGGGGCCATGCGGCATAGAGCCATGTGCTGCGTATTCCAACAGCGCAGCATCGATGTCACGCTTTGGGATTTTCCAGGTTTTTTTATAGACGCCCATTTCCTCCGCAACGTCTTTCAGAACCATCTGGGTTTCCATCTCCCCGTATACTGAATAATGGGCGCGGCGTTGGTCAAATCGCCGGATCATTTCCAGAGCCACAGAGTGAGATGTTCCACATGTGATGTTGTGAGCCTGCTTTCCGATGCGCTCCACAAGCCTGCTTTTCAGTTCCATGGCCGACTTGCGGGTAAATGAAAATGAACATATTTCGTATGGACTGGCCCCGTTGCCGATCAGGTGGGCGATGCGCTCGACTAAAACCCTCGTCTTCCCCGATCCTGGCCCGGCTACCACCATCGTTTTTTGCGCCGTGCTTTCAACGGCTGCCTGCTGTTGTTGGTCGAGTTTCATTCTTTTTAATCCTCTGTTTTGTCATAAAAAGGGACCACAAACATCGATGCGCGTCTCTTCATCATCTCGCAGATTAATGCGTCAATTGTTCCTCCGGGCAAGGACTTCCAAAGCGCACTTGCAATGGCCTTGCCTTCTTTTCTGTGTTGCCTGGCGCATTCTTCAAGGGTCGAAAATTCCGGAAAAGGCTTGGTTCCGACAATATTCAATTCGGGGATCTTTGTACCTATGGCCTGGGCGATGTAAGTTTCCATCATAGCGTCGTCACCTCCCATCCTGCCGGAACCGGATCAGTCACCGGGTGGCAGGTATTGATTATAATTTGAGCATCCTCCATGACCGGCTGCTGGATGATGTGGGATAGGGTCTCAAAAAGCCGGCTGTTGTCCATTTCGGCAGCTTCCAGGACTAACACTTTGTCACCGGACCCTGCCAGCGCATACCCGATCGCCAGGTCAAACGCTACGCGCTCGCCGCCCGAAAGCCCTGCGTATGGGGTCAAAATTCCATTTCTTTCCCAGGCGATAAAAACAGCCTCATCCTCAATTTTAAAAACGGCCTTGCCATCAGGCAACAGGGCGCTCATGGTTGCAGACAGTTGGGCGCCGGTGCTTTCAATCGCCGCAGCTTTGCGGGTTTGCAATTCGGCCATGACGGTCTTGCTTTCCTGGATGCTCTCCTTGAGCTTTTCCAGATCCAGCCGCGCCTTTTGCTCTTCTTCTTCCAGCCCCTGCGCTTTCTGGAAGAGCGCAAGCCGGTCGCGCAGGCTTTGCAGTTTGGCTTCAAGTCCGGTGATATTTTGTTGCATCAGGTCAATCATGCCACCTCCTTAAATTTTCGGATCTCGCGTTTACATGCCATAACTGCAGCGCACGTTTCGCAGCCCGCCCGCTGCAGGACGGATAGAATTGACTGAATGGACTCTATGGGGTCCGGGCCTGTCAATGGCAGGTTTAATTTTGCGGCCCTGTCCTCCCACGGCGCCCCTATTTTTGCCGCGTTCTGCTTCAACCTTTCTTCTGCAGCATTCACAGCCCTTTCTCTTTCGGCAACTACTGCCTTTGCGGCCCGTTCGGCCTCAAGCGTAGCGTTTGCCCGCTCTTGGGCCTTTTTTGATTCATTGGCCAGATCCCGGTATTTCTGCGCTGCTATGGCCTTTTCTTCCTCTACCCTGCGGTTCAGCTCTGCCATCTCCTGGGCGTGTTTGGCATAGGCCTGGGCCTGTTCTTCAGTGGCTTTCTGCTCGGCTTTCAGAATTGCTTCTTCGGCTTCGATCCGGGCTTTTTCTGCTGCAAGATCCGCCTTGGCCTTGTCCAGTTCAACGGCGCATTTTTTGCCCTCATCGATCACTTCCGCCATCGTGCCGGGTCCGAGGTCTATTTTTGTTCGGGCCTGCATGAGAGACACCGCTGTCTGTTCCTTGGACCTTGCGTCTTGCACCTGGGTATTCAGCTTTTCCCGGGCGGCTGATATTTCGGATTCGAGCGCTGCCACGTCGCCGGCCGGGGGGAACAGGCTGAATATTTCATCAATCTTTTTCCGGTCGGACAAGGCCATGAACACCGACAGGTCGATCAATTTCGGATTCCCGGCGCGGCCCAGTTCCACGGAAAAAACTGCCACCGATGCTTTTTTGTAATTGACCTGGTAGTCCAGGGCCACGGACCCGGATTCGTCCTTCTTGTACCGCTTTAAAAATGACGTTTTCCCGATCTGGCATTCGGCAAAGATCTTATAGGCACCGGCTGAACAAGCGGCGTGAATTGCGCCATTTTGTTTCGGCAGTCCGGAAATATAGCCGTTTAGAACAAGTTGAAGCGCCTGGGTGCGGGCTGATTTTCCGGACCCGTTTGGACCGGTTACCAGGTTCAGGCGGGAAAGGGGCTGTTCAAATGTGAGGCCTTTGAAGTCCTTGGCTTTTATTTTTGTGATCATGGGTTCTCCCTTAGAACTGGTCCACCAGCTCATTTACTCGTTTCATGATGGCGGTCATTTGCTCATCTGAGTAATCCACACCGTCACCGAATGCCAGCTTGAGGCTGATGCACGCCTTTTTGAACTCAACCGGGAATTCCTCACGGGTGACTGTAAAATTTGCGGCCAGCGTCTTTGATTCTTTGGCCAATAACTCGGCCTTAACTTCTGGATCAAGCGCTTTGGTTTTTACTGGAGAAATAGTGTCAGGTTCCTGCCGGGGCAGCTCGGTCTGATCTTCCGGGTCGATGGTCTGTTCAATGGCCTCGAATTCCGGCTCATCAGAAACGCGCTCAGAGCCGGTCATGGTCTTTGCTGGTGGAATATCAATCGTGTCATCGGTGGCGAAGTCGGCGCCGCGATTTTCAATCAGCTTTGAAACCCGGTCCTGCACCTGGGAATACCTGGACGCATCCCATTTGATGATGTTTCCGCCCATGGGCCGCCAGCACAGGATAGGGATGGACCATTGCGGCTTATCGCCTGGGACTTTTTGCAGTCCGGAAAGGTGTTTCAGGGCGTTGCGGCGGGCAAAGGTCTGGGCAAAGTCAATGGCCTTTTTCTCACGGTTGAGAATCTGCGCGTACCATGTCAGGGCTTCCTCGTGGGCCGTGTTCACCCATAGCGTGGTGGATTCGTCAAAGGGGTATGATGCCCATGTCCCTTTTTCTTCCGGGGCTCCCATTTCTCCGGGTAGCAGTCGGAATGCCTGGGGATATTTTTTGGCCTTGCCGAGCAGGTCGATTAGGCGGTATGACGGGGTGTCAAAGATCGTTGTCCAGTCACTTATTTGCGGGATGCCCTTTGAGCTGAACCGGAACGCCACGGCCCGCGCATAAATGCACAGTATGCGCCGGTTGGTCGAGTCCCGGACCACTGCCGGGTTTTGGCACCATTGGCCATCCACCAGGACTTCCTTAGGGAAGATCACGGATGCGCCGGCTGCTTCCGCCCATACTTCGTATCCCTGGGCGCTGATCACATAAGGGCCGTTATAGACTGGCTGAATCAGGGTGCCTTCGGTTACGGACAGGTCCAGGCGCTGCTTGAATGCGCGGATCTCTCCATCGGCGTCTCTGAGCGCGAAAGCATCGTCGGTTCCAAGGGCTACAACGTCCTTGCTTATTATGGCCTGAAGGTAGTCGGCTTCTGCCGGGAACTGTCCGGCGATGTTCTGGATCGCGGTTTTCTTGTCGAGTTGTGCTGCTGGTAAATTATTCATATTTCTCCTTATTTCGGGTCATCCTCTTGAATGTCGATTTTAAAAACATGCGGATACATTTCAATCAGGCTCGCTATTGCGATGGCTCTGGTGTGCCCTGAAGCGAATACCGACGGCTCACCTTTCAACTCAACGCGCCATCCATTCTTTCTGTTTCTGAACCGATAAATCAGAATGGTTTTGTTGGGTTTCATCCGATCATATCTCCTGTCCTGATTGCCATGTCCCACCTTACATCCAGTATCGGGTCATCATTCATCCATTCCCGGAAAACCATCCACTTTGAATGGTCGTCACTGAAAGCCGTAGCCAGTAAAAGCATTTTTAAAAAGCGTGTCATGCCCCATCTCCTTTCGAGAAAAAATCCGGCCCCTTTCCTGATTTCTATAACGGCACCAGCTACGAGCTGGCGTGGCAGAATTGCGATCAGGTTTTGTTCGCCGCGACGGGGGCCGGATAAAGCGCAGCGCCGCCCAAGGATCTGCCATCAACAAACTGAAAGAACTGAATCTTGCATCCCCCGGCTGCCGCCGCCCCTTGATGCCTGGGGCTTTCGCCCGTCTTCCATGGGAAACCGCCTTATCGTCAACGCGCTCAGTCAAGAGGCTCGGATTTGGCGGCTGGTTCATTTTGTTGGCTCTGATTGTTTCAAATAATTTGGGGGATGTCAAGCATTATTTTTCCATATCGGAATATTTATTTTGATTGTTTAATACCATAATGGAATTTTCTACTTGACTTTTATTTGCCATTCTGGATATGATAAACCCATTATGAAAAGAAAAATTTTAAAATACACACAACTGGCTGAAATAATGGGGCGGCCGCCTGCAACTGTTCATCGATGGTTAAGCGGTGTTCGTGGGATAAGTCCTGATGTTGCTTATGAATTTGAAAAGGCAACAGGTATCAAGGCAGAGGCTTGGATATTTCCCGATAAATTCAGAAATCCATACTTTGATAAATGGAGGCAATAATGCCTGGCGATACAGAATTTAAAGAGATTGATTTAAAAAGTATTTTTACGATCAAGAAAAATCGAAATTGGAAACTCGATTTAAGCGACATGGTAATTGAGGCTACCGGCAAACATTGGTATGAAATTGATCTTGATCGGTGCAAAAGTGCAAAAGAAATCCTTGATTGGATAATTCAGGTTCAAAAAAAATCATGGGCTACTGACGAAATAGTAAGCGATCTTGTTTTGATACTTAATGATATAATTGATATCCAAGGACATATCGTTCATAGCACAGAAAGCCTTTTGGATTGTGAAATGAAAGCATTTGCACGGTTGTATGTGCATAGGCTTGAAAAATGAAAAATGTTATTTCTGTTTTCTCAGGAATTGATCCGCTTCCTAAAGGCGAAACGGATTGGATGACTGTATTAAAAAACATTCAATCAGAAAAATATCGTCCATACGTTGAAAAAGCCAGGACGCTGATTAGCGATCCTGCGGCCTATCGTAAATACAAAACCTGCTTTCCTTCTGTTACGTTTTGTGGAAATTTCACAAAACGCCGTAACTGCCAAAACATTCTTTCTTCTACGGGTTTTCTAATCCCTGATCTTGACCACCTTTCTGATGTTGAAAAAACATTCAACCTTCTATCGAGAGATTCTTACATTTGGTTTTGTTTTCGTTCGCCTTCTGGTGATGGTCTTAAATGCGCTTTGCGATCAGAAGGAATAAACACGGATGATGACATCAAGGTTTTTTACGGTGCGGTAGAGCGGTATTTCCAAACCACCTACGGCATCAAAATTGATCCCGCCTGTAAAGACATAGCCAGGTTGACTTTTGTATCACATGATCCCCATTTATTTATCAACAAGAGCCCCGAGGTTTTTCCGATTAAGGACTGGGGGAAGCAGGAAGAACAGCGGTTTTATTTGCCACCTTCAACTGATAACGGGTGGAAATCAAAATATGGCATGAAGGTTTTGGAAGGCTCTTGCGAAAAGATACGGCAGTCTACAACAGGAGCTCAGCACAGAGAGAGGCTTAAACAGTCAAGGCTTATCGGAGGGTTTATTGCAACAGGGTTTATTGAAGAAGCGGTAGCCATGCTCGCGCTTGAACAAGCAGTGAAGGATTCAGGGGCAAAACTTATGGGGCAGGCTATGGAAACTGTCAAGGACGGGATAGAGTATGGCAAACAGACACCTATCCAACCTGAAGAAAGACAGCCAATAAAAAAGCATGACGATATCCAGTACTATTGTGATCCGGATGAGGCTTTCAGGGAAACACCAGCCCCTTGTGACAATGTGGACAATGTGGACAATGTGGACAATGTGGACAATGTGGACAATGTGGACTCAGCAGACAGTTGTGGACAGTTGTGGACACCTTGTGGACACCTTGTGGACAGTTGTGGACAGACAGAAGATTCAAAAACTTCAAAAGCACCATTCAATTTGGCTTCTGAAATCAAACAATGGATAGAAGAATCAACAGGTTATTTCACTTGTGATCAGATAGATAGGGAGTTCGGGCTGTGTTCGAGGCAAGACAAAAAAAACCGCTCTACTATACTCGCGCGTGCGATAAACCAAAAACTAATTAAAAAAGACAGAAGTGTTCCTGGTAAATTCCAAATTATTGATCCTACCTTGAAAAGAATGGATATCATCAACACAGACATAGACCCCTTTGACATTACACTGCCATTTGATCTTCACAAATATTGCGAGGTTCCGAAAAAAGGTATTGTCGTAATTGCTGGAAGTAAAAATGCTGGAAAAACGGCATTGATATTGAACATCGTAAGGGCCAACTTGAAAAAGCAGCACAAAACATTTTATCTTGCATCTGAAATGGGTCCGAACGAAACCAAAAAGCGACTGTTGAAATTTGATGATATGGTTCTTGAAAACTGGCTCGATGCTGAATTTATCGAACGTCCGGATGACCACGGAAGTGTTATTGAATCGCATAATCCGGATGGCCTGACACTGATTGATTATTTAGAGGAAACCGAGGGTGAATATTATAAAATAACATCTAAGATCAGGGCCATTTATGATTCGTTGAATACAGGAGTAGCAGTTATTGGAATTCAAAAGCACACTGAGTCTGATTATGCACGTGGGGGGCAGGGAACAACAGAAAAATCAAGGCTTTATTTATCAATTGATGCTATCGGATTAGTTGGTAACGATCAAGTAAGCGCGATCAAGGTTATGAACATAAAAAACTGGGTAAGGAAAAATCTTCAGTGGCATGAGCTACATTTCAAAATCAAACACGGCGCTGAGATTGAACCCCTGACCGATTGGATGCCCTGTTCGACTGTAAACCGCAAGGTATGCTTGGCACAATATCAATCTCTTTCTACTGCGAAAGATCCTGAGAAGAAAAAAGAACAAATGCAGAATTGGACTTTTATATTCCAAACAGAAACAGGTGAATCTGTTGGGCTGAAACAGAAAGACCTTGAATCGTGGATTGATGCGTATCCGGCCATTGATGTTATGGAAGAATTGGAAGATATTGCAAATTGGTCATTTAAAGAAAAGAAATTGAAGAAAAAATCGTGGTTTATTGAAGTTTCGGCAATTTTGCGGAAAAGAAATACAAGGAAAGGCAACTCATGACCCTCTCTGAAAAAGAAAAATCGCTCGATCAACTCCGTCGGCAGCACAAACTTGCATGCGATTACCGGGCTGTTTCGCCGGAATGGGAAATTATGCACGAATTGGTTGCTGAAATAGAGGCCAGCATCGACAGATTGGCCGATGATATTCAGATAGAGTATTTACAGCGTGAACTTGCAGAGGTATTGCCATGATCGAAAAGAAGCCCCGAAAAAAACGCGCTGTCAAAGCACCAGAACAGCTTGAATCCGCAATCACCAAAGCCATCCGGTCAATCCTGGACGTGGTGGGGATCAGGCACTGGAAAGAATGGGGCGGCCCCATGAGCGAGAATGGGATACCGGATCTGGTCTGCATCCGCAAGGTCAAGGTGGCCGATCTGGTGGCCGATGGCGTTGAAAGCGTCGGGGTGTTCGTTGGGATCGAAGTTAAGCGGCCATCGGTCAAGGAGTTGCGGCCGGCTCAGGAGAAGTGGAAAAGGCGCATCGAGGAGTCCGGAGGGGTGTTCCTGGTGGCCCGGAGCGTTGATGATGTGATTGACGGGCTGGGGATTAGAAACAGGTTTTTGTTTTGAAAGGGGATGATATGACCGAGACTCAGCGTGATTACATTCGACTTGAAGATGAAAAGTTTCAGCTTTTGCAATTTGGTTGCAGGTGGCGCACGGCTCCGAAGATCAAGGGCGTTACGTTCTGCCTGGCCTCGACTGAAGCCTGTAGACGTTCGGAAGATTGCGCTATTTGGGGATTTCTGAAAGGGTTGGGGTTGGTATGATGCGGCTTGCGCTGGCACTGGTCTTGTTTCTGGCTGTTGAAACGGATAAGGCATATGTTACGCACCCGCCTGTCCCAATCAGCGAATATACGCATGTCGACATAGACGGGATCAGCGTGATTGTTCCCCAAGAAACGTGGAGGTGGTGAATGGAATTTGACCCCAAAAAAGGCGACAAGGTTCTTGTGTGCTATGACGGGAAGAAAGGCCGGGCCACTGTTGGGGAAGTCCTTCAGAGAAGGGGCTTTGCTATTCAGGTTGAGTTTAAAGCCTGGATCGACAAATGGACTGTTGTTGGATGGTTTGTACGCCGGAGCGATCAATCTTTCGGTGGTTACCTGAAATCGCAGGAAAGCCTCATGGCGGCTGCGTTCGGGCGCCCTGGGGATTGGTATTCGGTTTTCAAGATGGAGGCCAAAGATGGACTTTGAGCATGTTTGGTTCTGGAAAATAAAGCTACCTGAACGCCGGGGAGGTTTATGCCGGATCGTGGCAAGAGGCAAGATGAATTCGATCCTGGTTGAATTCCCGGACGGGTACAAGGTGATAACGTCGAGGTATGCGGTAAGGAGGAAAGGTGACGAACTGGATAAAAGTAAAGCCCAATGCAGAAAGTAGCATGCCATATTATCACGGTATAGCCGATTCAATTGCCACAACGGTTGAAGAAAAACAAGCCGCTTACGGAGACTCGTTCGGCAGGGCCGGGAACTGTTTGCGAGAAATGTATCCGGACGGGATCATGCCGGAACAATACGACGACCTGCTGACCATCGCCCGTGTTCTCGACAAACTGTTCAGGGTGGCCCATCAAAAGAATGCTTTCGGGGAAAGTCCGTGGAAAGACATATGTGGATATTCACTGCTTGAAATCGGAAAGGACGAAAATGACAAAAGAACAAATTGAAATCCAGCTTGCCCTGAACCGGAAAGAAGAAACGTTTGAATCGGTGTTTCGGTCCGTGCAGAGATGCGTGCATCAGAACGCTATAAATCATGGCTGGTGGGCTGGTGAACGAAACGATGGAGAATTGCTTGCACTCGTCCACACGGAGCTGTCTGAATGCTTGGAAGCGCTCAGGTATGGCAACCCTGAAAGCGAAAAGATACCTGGATTTTGCCATGCGGTAGAAGAACTGGCCGATGTGGTGATCAGGGTCATGGACATGGCAGAAGCAAGGGAATGGGACCTTCCAGGGGCAATCATCGCAAAGGCAAAGCACAATATTGGCAGGCGGATGAAGCATGGTGGTAAACTGTTTTGAGAAAGGAACCCAAAATGAAAGACGCCCAAAAACAGGCTATCGCATGGAAGTTGGTTGCGCTGGCTCACTGCATGAAAGATGCAGCAGATGAGATGTAGGCTGCCGGGCTTACCGAAAAGGCGATTGAGATGACCGGGGCCGCACGGATGGCGTGTGAATGGGCGCAGGAAATTGCGAGGGAGGGGTAAGAAATGGCAGGGAAGTCAAATCCTGAAACATGGGCGCTGGCCAGGTCTTTGTTCGAAGCCGGGAAAAGTTTTCGTGATATTGAGGCTGAAACCAAAATACCCTATAAGACTGTGTGCAACCGATCTAAGTCGGAGGGTTGGGTAAAAGGCACATTGGCACAAGTAATATCTAACAGAATCAAGGCTAAAGTCGAATTTGGCACACTTAACAAGGCACAGCAAGAGATTGTGGAAAAGATATCAAGCGACGCTGTTAAGCAAATGGAATTTTTAAATTCAGCGGCTATGGTCAACGTAGCAGAGGCCATGTCTCTTCAGTGCTTTGAACAGAACGATTTCAAGGCCCGCGCTGACACCATCCTGAAGGGCAAAGAGGCCGTGTTCGGGAAGCAGCCGGATACTGCTATACAGATCAATAACAACCAGCAGGATGACGGCCGGCCGAAGGGCCTTGCAGACTTTTACAAATGAGCATCCTTAACCCAAACCTTCAAGGCTTTTATGAAACGAACACCAGAAATTATATCCTGTACGGCGGGCGCTCATCTTCCAAGACCTATCACACTGCCGGGTTTTCCGTGTTCCTGTCAAAGAATTACCGGGTCAAGTTCCTGTGTGTCCGGCAGTTCCAGAACAGGATATCGGATTCAGTCAAGACCGTAATCGAGGAATGTATTTACAATGCCAGAATTGAGGATGAATACCGGATCACAGATAATGAAATTGAGCACAAAAAAACCGGGTCAACATTCGCGTTCCTTGGCATTCAGCGAAACCTCAAGGAGATCAAGGGCATTGCCGGTATTGATATTTTATGGATTGAAGAAGCCGAGGGGCTTACTCCCGAACAGTGGAAGATACTGGAACCCACGATCAGGGAAGAAGGGTCTAAAATTTGGATCGTTTTTAACCCGGCTTTTATTGCTGATTTTGTGTATCAGAAATTTATTGTCGAGACTCCGCCGGACACCATTGTCAGGAAAATCAACTATGACGAAAACCCGTTTCTGTCCAATACCAGCCGAAAGATCATCGAGCATGTCAAAGAGACTGACCCGGAGCTTTATGAGCACGTTTATCTGGGCGTGCCCCTGTCTGACGATGAGCGCTGTGTCATCAAGCGGTCATGGATCGAAGCGGCGATTGACGCCCATATCAAATTGGGGTTTGAACCGGAAGGGCATCGGGTTATTGGGTTTGATGTTGCCGACGATGGCGGGGACCTTAACGCGAATGTGCTCGCGCACGGGTCAGTTGCCCTATGGTGTGAAGAATGGAAGGGATTGGAGGATGAGCTTTTGAAGTCCTGCTCCCGCACGTATCAAAACGCAGTCTCACGCGGGGCTGATATCCGGTATGACTGCATAGGAGTAGGGGCATCTGCCGGCGCGAAGTTTGACGAGCTTAATTCAGCGACTTCCGGTAAGAAGGTGCGGTATTCAAAATTCAATGCCGGGGACGCCGTGTTTGAACCGGAACGGTATTACGCACAGGATAGAATGGAGAAAATCAAAAACAAGGATTTTTTCAGCAACCTGAAAGCGCAGGCGTGGTGGCTTGTGGCTGACAGGTTCAGAAACACTTTTGACGCAATCAAGAACGGAACCGCCTACCCGGTCGATGACCTGATAAGCATTTCAAGTGCCATGCCTCACCTGGAAAAGCTGAAAAGCGAATTGTCGACGCCGCGTCGGGATTTTGACAAAAACGGGCGGGTCAAGGTGGAGAGCAAGAAAGACCTGGCGGACAGGGAAGTTAAAAGCCCGAATATCGCAGATGGATTTATAAACTGCTTCGCGCCCCACACGGCGCCTATGAAAATATCAACTGCCGCTATTCACAAATTCGGCGGCGTCAACCTGTCACACTTAAGAAGGATTTAAAACCATGTGGCCGTTTAAAAAACCAGTTCAATCAGAACCCCCTGCCCCGCCAATGAAGCCAGTCATGTCAAAAACCAGCCTGAAGGCCGCTGTCATGAAAATGAGAACTGAATCGGCAGAGACCATAAAGCCCTACGCCTTTCCGGTTCAGGCCCCCGCCCTCATGCCTGGAGTCGTACCGTCCGGAAGGAAGGCCCCAGTCATGGCGATGGACACCACGGCATATCAATACGTTTCCTCCCAGTTCCCGGGCGGCGGCTTCCCCGGATATGCGTATCTGGCCGGCCTTGCAACGCGGGCGGAATTTCGGTCGTTTGCCTCCACCCTGTCAACCGAGCTCACGCGCAAGGGGATCGAGTTCACCAGCAAAACCGATGACGACGCGCAGGCGCCCGAAAAAATCAAACAGATCGAGGATGAGTTTAAGCGGCTGAAAATCATGGCTGCAATCCAGACAGCGGCGGAGCATGATTGTTTGTTCGGTCGGGCCCAGTTGTTCGTGGGGATTACGGGGCACGAGCGGGACAAGCCGGTTATTCTTTCCCCTAAGTCAATCCCCGTGGGCGCACTTGACCGGGTGGTTCCGGTGGAACCGATCTGGACCACCCCGACAGGATACGATACGATTGACCCGTCGTCAAAATCGTTTTACAAGCCCGTGACGTGGTTCATGCTGGGGGATGAGGTGCACGCATCGAGGCTGTTGACCATCGTTACCCGGCCAGTGCCGGACATTTTGAAACCGGCGTTCAATTTCGGCGGCATGAGCCTTTCTCAGCTTGCCGAGCCTTACGTGGATAACTGGCTCAGGACCCGGCAAAGCGTGTCAGACCTGATCAATATCTTTTCTATTACCGTGCTTGCAACAGACATGAGCCAGGCGCTACAAGAGGGCGGTGATGACGGGGCCGGGCTCCTTGCCCGCGCCGAACTGTTTACTACAACCCGGAGTAACAAAGGGCTTGCGATCACGGATAAAGAGCGAGAGGAATTGCAACAGATCAACACGCCGCTGAGTGGACTCCACGAATTACAGGCACAGAGCCAAGAGCATATGTGCGCCGTGACCCGCACGCCGGCTATTATTTTGACCGGGATATCACCTTCCGGCCTGAACGCTTCCAGTGACGGTGAGATCAGGGTATTTTATGACTGGATCGCCTCACAGCAGGAATCCCATTGGCGGGAGCCTCTTGAGGTCATTTTAAAACTTGTTCAGCTTTCCCTGTTCGGCGCCGTTGACCCGAATATCGGCTTTAAATTCGTGCCCCTGTACCAGATGACCTCCATTGAAGAAGCTGACATTCGGCTGAAAAACTCCCAGGTGGCCACGGCCTATATCACGGCAGGCGTGCTGGATCCCCAGGAAGAACGCGAGCGCCTGGCCAATGATCCGGACAGCGGATATGAGGGACTTGATTTGAGTATTGAGCTTGTGGCGCCGGTTCCTCCGGGATTTGAGGATATAATGGGCGGCCAGTGGAATGAGCACACTCACCCGACTGGGCCTGAGCATCAACCGTCAGAACAAGGCGCGGGTCCGCCGGAAAGCTTTGAAAGCAAGTATGAAAAGTATTTCGGGAAACAGGCCGGCCCCGAACAAACCACAAACGACGAATCCCCCTTCCCCGCCATTTACGACCCTGACGAGATCGCCATGGGCATGCGTGTTGAGATGGAGCACAACGACTTGACCGGAGGTGACCCGGTGAAGATTGCGGAGATTGTGCGTGACCATTTAATCGAGGACCCGGCCTATTACTCGAAGCTGCAAAATGCGGGGATTGTGGGGGATGGTTGGATCACGGTCAAGCCGAACGGACCAGACGCCAAAGGGGTCCCTGTGATGATTGACAAAGATGGGACCATCACTGGAGGCATGGGCGGGAAATTCAATGGGCAGAAGATCGGGGATTTTAAAAAGAAGAAGGCACCCGAAAAAGAGCACCATGAATATGTCCCGAAAAACCATGACCCAAAAAATAAAGTCTCTCCCCATTTACAACAGATATTCGGGATCATGCGCGAGGAAATGAATCAAGGCGGGATTGAAAGCCTGAAAGACACCGGCGAAGGCGGACAAACAAACGCAGTCGGACGGGTGTCAAGCCATCAGCAATGGTACAGGGATTTGAACCAGTCCTTGAAAGACATGAAAGAGCCGGGCATATCCGGAATTGACAAAACGACGTTTTCCGCCATTCTCGACAAAAAAGAAGCCGGGAAAACCCTTACGGACAGGCAATCAATAATCTGGAAAGCCATGTCAGACAGCGCTGAAAAGTACAACCGGGAGCACCCGGAAACGGCAAGAGAAATCAGCGATTACGAGATGACCCGGAAAGGATATGAACCGAATTATGGTGAGCCGGTCAATCTCATGAATCTTAACGTAGGAGATATACTTCTTTTTGACGGAGAAGAGTTTGTTGTCAAAGGTTTTGACAAGCAGGGCAACATGGTATTCAAGGACGGGGAAATTATCAAAGTGGACCCGTTTGAAAATGTTCATCCAGATGCGATCAAAAAGACAACCAAACCGGGAAAGGCCAGAATCATAAAATGAAACCCAAAACCGCCCGCCCCAAAAAGGAGAATTAAAACATGAAATACAAAGTGATTTTTGAAGTTTTAAACCTTGACACCAACACAGTTATCAATTCAAAAAGTCAGATTGTGATTTTTGCGAACCATTTGGCCGATGTTGCAACTATCAAGGCCGCAACGTCCTCGGCCATGTCAATCGTCGCAAAAGAGATTTCTGAAAAAATATGTGAAAGCGAGAAAAATGAAACGTAACATCAAAACCGCCCGCCCCGTCCGTGCCAACGTCGGAATCGCCACAGCCTACCAGCGCCGCATCCAAAAGCTCATTGCCGAAATGCACGGCTCAATCGAATACTGGCTGACGGCCGCTTACCGGAAAGACCCGCCCCGTGCTGCCGGTCTGGTGGAGCAGGCCCAGGACAAAAGTCCGGTTGATGCGATCCGAAAGACCCTGGCCGATCTTGCGGAGCGCTGGACTCAAAAGCTTGACGACACGGCGGAACCCATTGCGGAGTCTTATGTTTACCAGATGTTCAAAGCGTCTGATTCTGCGATGCGGGCGGCTTTAAAAGACGCTGGATGGTCAGTTGAGTTTACCATGACACCGGCCATGCGGGAAGCGCTCAAGGCTTCAATGGCTGAAAACGTGGGGCTTATCCGGTCGATCCCCCGGCAGTACTTACAGCAGGTGGAGGGGATTGTCATGCGCTCCTATTCTGCCGGGCGGGATCTTGGAACGATGGTCAAGGAGTTGAAGGCGCTATACCCGAAGGCGTCACATCGGGCGGTGCTGATTGCGCGGGATCAGAGCAATAAGGCGAATGCGGTTGTGAATCGCACCAGACAGCTCGAATTGGGTATAACCGAGGCCATCTGGCGGCATTCACACGCAGGTAGGGAACCGCGACCGGACCACGTAGCTGCGGACGGGAAGAAATACAAGATTGCGGAAGGGTGCCTGATTTCCGGGAAGTACATTTTCCCCGGAACTGAGATCAATTGCCGGTGCAGTTCAGCGGCCGTGCTGCCATTTTGAAAGGATGAAATGACCGATCTTCCGAATAAGACATGGTTCAGGCCTCGTGAAGTAGCAGAATATTTGAGCCTTCACAGGAAAACAATTTACCTGTGGGTGAACGAGGGTAAAATTGACGCTGTTCGTCTTATCGGAAAAACCATCCGCATTCATCGCAATGAAATAAAAAGAGTTCAAAAGATGTATTTTGATTAAATACTGTAACATTTGCATACTTTTGGACTGTTGACTTTCATAACCCCTTTCTAAAATACAGCCGTAACCTTTTCTTTATCGGGGAAGCGATGCGGCCGTATCATCAAAATTTCGCGTTTGACAAATCAGAACGTCGTTTTGACGTTGATGGCCGGCTCCACGTCGGGCGCTCTCATATTTCCAAGGCGACGATCTCCCCATATTATGGCCGCGAGATCCCCGGCTATCAGTCGCTCGGACTTGTGCCCGATAAAATCTATCAGCTCTACCGTGACCCGGCAGAATTGAAGCTTGCCGCTGACACCTTCGCCCGAATCCCGATCCTCTCCCGGCATATCCCCATTTCCGCAGATGTCCCCCGGCCCGAACTGATTATCGGCACAGTCGGCTCTGACGTTTCGTTTTCCGAGCCATACCTTGATGCCGATCTTTGCTTCTGGGCTTCTGACGCAATCGCCGGGATCGAGACCAACCAGGTCCGGGAACTGTCCTGTGCCTATCGGTATGTCCCGGTTATGGAGCCTGGCTACATTGACGGCAAGCGGTACGACGGCAGGATGACACAGATTCAAGGCAACCACGTTGTAACAACAGAGATAGGCCGCGCCGGGAGTGATGTGGTGGTGGCCGACAGTAACCCCTTTTACAAGGATGCAATCATGAGAATGACAAAGTTGGGCAAGGCCCTGTTTTACGCAATCGCCGCAGCCTCCCCTGTTCTGGGCATGGACGCCGCCCTGCCCGCGCTCGTGGGAGGGGCAAAACGAAAAGACTTCAAGCGGGCGGAAGTATGCAAGGAATTGCTGGCCCTGGATGCGGAGATCGATAAGACCAAACTGGACAACATCATTGACGCGATCCTGGACATTGAGCAAGACCCCAATCCGGTTGAGTTGAATCCGTCAGAACCAAACCCGGTTGCCGATCCCGCAGCAGAAGATCCCGCAGCAGTCCCTCCGCCGGTGAATGACAATGAAGGCGGATCACCTGCTGATAAATTGCGGGCGCTATTGGCCGGGAAGGTCGATGAAGAAACCCTGAATGCGGCCCTGGCCCTGATGCCTCAACCGGAAGCGCCCGCAGCGGTCAATGATGAATTCCCGCCGCCCCCTGCCGAAAACGATGAAACCAAGGAGGATGAAGTGAAAAAAGAAGATTTTGAGAAAGCCATGGACAGTCTGAAAACGTCCATGCGTGAGGCCGAAGAGGCCCGGCGCGACGTGCGCCCCGTGGTCGGTGAAGTCATTGGCATGGATTCCGCCGCCGAGGTTTACGGGTTCGCCCTGGATCACATGAAGGTTGACCGCAAAGACGTTGATACGGCCCCCGCCCTCCGCGCACTGTTCAAACTGGCATCATCCGCTGACAAGGGGAGCACCATGCCGCGCATTGCCCAGGATTCCGGCGGACTGATTGACAAATTCCCGGGCGCTGCCCGATTTCGTAACATTTAACAGGAGGCAAAAAACATGACTGGATTTCAAACACAGGTTAATGCCCAGCCTGCCCCCGCTGTAGCCGGTGATTTTGCTTCCTCGAATCCCCGCGCTTCCGTGCTGGTGGGTGAGGGCGGATTTATCGCGGGCGTCGGCGGTGTGACCGTTGGCAGGTTCGCATGGATTGACGATGACGGTGTTACCGTGCTGAGTCACGGCACGGCAACCAGGGCGCCGGATGGTTTTGTACACCGGGAACAGCAGGCATTGATCACCACCTACATGGCCGAAACATCAAACGTGATTCCGGAAGGATTCCCCGTAATCCTGATGAATGCCGGGGATTTCTGGGCGCGTCTGACCGGATCGAATGCGGCCGTCCTGGGGTCCGCCCTATTTGCCGATTATGACACCGGCGACGTTACGGCAGTTGCAGCCTCCACGGGTGCTAGCGTGACCGGGTCCATGGGCGCAACCATGACGGCATCCATCGGCGCTACGTTCACTGCTTCCGCCGACACAGACACCACGAAGCTGGTTATTACCAGCGTAACCGGCCTGATTTCGGTTGGTGACGTACTTTCCGGTACAGGCATCACAGCCGGAACCACAATCGAAAGTCAAGATTCCGGGACACCCGGCGGGGCAGGCACCTATCAGCTCTCCGCCGTCAATGCCTGTTCCTCCGCAACTGTAACCTGTTTTGGCACTGTCCTGAAAGTCACGGCCATTACCGGGCACCTTGCCATCGGGGATGAAGTCAGCTCTCCGTCGGGCGCAGTAGTGGCGACTCAGGTATCCGGCACCGCTGGCAGCACTGGCGTTTATACCCTGGATACCGCAGCCGCTGCCTACACTGCATCCGGAACCATTACCGCTTTTGGCATCACCATGAAGGTTACGGTCGTCGGTTCCGGAGTCCTTCACGTCGGCGATCCTGTTTCCGGGTCCGGTATTCCTTCCGGGGCGGTTATTGCCTCTCAGGTATCCGGCACCACGGGCGACGTGGGTATTTATACCCTTGACACGGCGGCCACGGCCTATGCCGCATCAACAACCATCACCGGAGTTGCGGGTGTGTCCCTGTCAACCTGGAAAGCCCGGTCCGCCGCCGCTGTTGGCGAGCTGGTCAAAATCAGCACATGGGGGGTCTAAAATATGAATCCGATCCTTGAAGCACTCAAAAGCAGGGCCGGGGTTGTCTTTATGGGCCAGCCCAATCTTGACCTGCAAATGGCGAACGTTGCCCATAACGTGCAGGTGGCAATGGATACACAGCCGAGCATGGTCACGGTAAGCAACTCCGGTATCCCGGCGTTTCTGTCCACCTTTATTGATCCGAAACTGATCGAGGTTCTTGTCGAGCCGATGAAGGCCGCCGAGATCGTCGGCAGTGAGGTTCAAAAAGGTGACTGGACCATGAAGCAGGCCATGTTCCCCATGATTGAATCGACCGGGGAAACATCCAGCTACGGCGATTATTCCGAAAACGGCATGGCCGGTGTCAATTCGCAGTTCCCATCCCGGCAGTCCTACCATTATCAGGTAGTGACTCAGTGGGGTGAACTGGAACTCGAAATGGCCGGCCTTGCAAAAATCGACTGGGCCAACCGGCTGAATATCGCGGGCGTGCTGACCTTGAACAAATTCCAGAACAAGACCTATTTTTTCGGCGTTGAGGGTCTGGAAAACAGAGGCCTGTTGAACGACGCGGCCCTTTCCGCAGCCATCACGCCGATTACCAAAGTGGCGGGCGGAACCGGATGGACAAACGCCACGGCGCTTGAAGTCCTGGCAGATATCCAGAAGCTTTATAAGCAGCTTCAGTCCCAGGCGGGCGGGTTAATCGACCTGTCAACACCCATGACTCTGGCCATGTCCCCGGCCAGTGAAGTCGCACTGACCAAGACGACCGAGTTCAATGTCAATGTTTCGGATATCCTGAAGAAGAATTTTCCCGGACTGACCGTAAAAACGGCGCCGGAATACACCACGGACTCCGGGGAACTGATTCAGCTCATTGTTGACAATCTGGAAGGGCAGCGCACGGTTGACTGCGCTTTCACGGAAAAACTGCGGGCGCATCCGATTGTTGTTGCCATGAGCTCTTTCCGGCAGAAAAAGTCACAAGGCACCTGGGGGACGATCATATACAGGCCCTTTTTGATTTCTCAGATGCTCGGACTGTGATTTAGACAACACATATTAAGCAACACATACATAGCGCAAGCCTGGGGCGAAATAAACCCAGGCTTTTTTAAAAAACTGACAAATGCGGAGAGATAAACCATGGCAGATAAAATCATCGTAGGGTGCAAGCTTCCCCACGGAATCATTCTTCACCATCCCGACAATCAGGCCAAAACGGTCGAGCTCGCCGGGAAAAACAAGGCGCTTATCATCGGCTCCGACCATGCCACAACGGAAGTTGACGCCGATTTTTGGGATCAATGGATTTCCGCTCACAAAGATTTTGCCCCTGTAAAATCGGGCGCAATTTTCGCAGCGAAAAACCCGGCATCGGCTGCTTCAATGGCCAAAGAGTTCAAGGACAGGAAAACCGGGTTTGAACCGATCAAGCAAAACGCGCACGGCGTGAAACCGGCAGACAAGGATTGATTCAATGACCATTTTGGCCTTTGACTCAACAGCTTTTAAAGCCCGCTACCCGGAATTTGCGGCGGTGTCCAACACCCTACTTGCGGCGTGCTTTGCCGAGGCGGGGCTTTATTTGTCTAACACAGACGCAAGTCCCGTGCAGGATGTAACCCGCAGGGCGATCCTCTTGAACATGCTCACGGCTCATGTGGCTTTCCTTGGCGGTGCTTTATCGGTAGATGGACAGGCCCGGCCCGTGGGCAGGATTGCATCAGCGTCAGAGGGCAGTGTCTCGGCCAGTTTTGAGGGTCCGGCACCCGGAACCGGCGCATGGTTTCAGCAAACTCAGTACGGGGCCAATTTCTGGCAGGCTACCAGCGGACTCCGGTCCTTTCGATATGTTTCATGCCCGACGACATGGTGACGCACAATGGCTGAACACGTCCTATCCGGAAAAGAAGCAGTCATGAAAGCTTTGGAAGATATCGCTAAGCGCATGGGCGGTGGTGAGGTTTCCGTGGGGTTTATGGGCGGAACTGAAAACGGCACACCTATCCCGGCCATTGCATTTTGGAACGAGTTTGGCCATGAAGGGAATTTCCCGGCGCCGCCTCGACCGTTTTTTCGGAACATGATTGCAAAAGACTCCCCCGAATGGCCGGAAAGAATGGCAGGACTTGCAAAGGCCACGAACCTTGACGGCGAAAAAGTCCTGAAGATAATGGGTGAAAGCATCAAGGACGCATTGGATAAAAGTATCATTGACTTGACGGAACCGGCCCTTTCGCCAACAACGCTGAGACTACGCGAAGTGTTCGGCAACTCACCGGAAAAGATCAGGGCGAGGGATGTACTTCAGGCTCAAAAAGACGTGCAGGCAGGCGAAACAATCGCATCCGGAACGCACGCGAAGCCGCTGATCTGGACGAGTAATATGAAAGATTCCATCACGTTCAAGGTTGAAAAAACATGAACCTCCGGGGTATCGCAAATTCAGTTTCCAGCATGGTCAACGCCAATGTGACAATAACTGTTTTGCGCTCCACGGGGTACACCATCGGCACAGGCAGAAAACAGGTGCCTTCTTACGCGACGCCCGCAACTGGACCGGCGCAGATACAGGCCCTGGACGGAAACGACCTGAAGCAGCTTGACGGACTGAATATTCAAGGCACCATCAGATCAATTTATCTGGCCGGGGCAATGGCGGGAACCCTCCGGCCAGACAGCCTCGGGGGGGATGTGGTGCAGATTACAACCGGGATTCATGCGGGGGAGTGGCTTGTGGTGAAAGTTCTGGAAGCATGGGAAACCTGGACGAAAGCGGCCATCGTTAAACAACAGGCGGCGGGCACATGACAGTCACATTCTATGTACCATCACTGACCGTTGACGCCGTAATTGATGCGCTGGGCGATTTTCTTGAACTCTTTGTCGGCACGGCAGAGATCATCCGGGCGCAGGTCAACCGGGCCCCCTTTCCTTCTGGCCCGTGCGTAGTCCTGACTGAGATTTTACAGGTTGATCTTGCAACGCCGGGAATCACCTACATTCCAGACCCGGCAGACCCGGACATTGAGGGCGATATTGCCGAGGACAGGTTCAGTGCCCGAAGCCCGAAACGATTTGACATTCAGATCGATTTTTATGGCCCATCCTCCGGGGATCAGTGCGCGGCGGTTAAAAGCGTGTTCCGGACCGAATACGCGGTTTCGCAGTTCCCGGCAGGAATCAAGCCTTTGTACTGTTCAGACGGGCACCAGGCACCATTGATATCCGGGGAACAACAATGGGAAAGCCGCTGGGTCTTAACGGCATCCCTGCAAGTGAACCCGGAAGTTTTGATCCCGCAGCAGTTTGCGGACGCGGCCACGGTTGACGGATTTATCGAGGTTGACACAGAATATCTATAACGAGGTGAAATAAATGACAATTCCAGCAAGTGATATCGTCGTCGTGAATCCCGGAGTGGTTGGAACCGGGGGCAGTCCGCTTGCCCTGAATGGCGTGATCCTGACCAAAAGCCTTTTACTCCCGACCAGAGCCGTGCGATCCTTCACCAGCGCCGACGCGGTGAGTGACTTTTTCGGCCCTGCATCCGATGAGTACGCAGCGGCACTGGTTTACTTTTTGGGTTTCGACAACTCCACCATCAAGCCCGGTACGCTGTATTTTGCCCCCTACGTTGATACCGACAGACCGGCATGGATTCAATCCGGCTCCATGGCAAGTGTAACTCTGGCACAGATGCAGGCGTTTACCGCCGGTGTTATGGCAATGACCATTGACGGTATTGCGCGGACATCGGCATCCATCAATCTGGCATCGGCCACAAGTCAATCGGACGCCGCAAGTAAAATCCAGACGGCGCTAAACACTACCTTGCCCGAACAGGCCACGTCAACCGCTGGAACAATCTCAGGAACAACCTTGACCATCACCGGGACCAATACCGGGACGTTTGCGGCAGGATCCACCGTAACTGGAACCGGCGTTACCGCAAACTCCATCATCCTCGCCCAGCTCACCAGCGACGAGGTGGACGAAGCCCTGGGCGGCGACGGAACTTATCAGCTTTCAGAATCTTCGACAGTAGCGGCTCCCACGGCAATCACGGCAACCGCAACGCCAGCCGTTGTATCCTGGAATAGCGTACTGTCAACTTTCATCGTCACATCTGGGGTTGACGGTTCTGGATCTACCATTGGGTATGGCACGGGCGATATCGCTACCCTGCTGAAAATGACCAGTGCAACCGGGGCCATTCTTTCACAAGGCGACGATGCAGACACGCCCGCAACGGCCATGGACAGCGTGAAAGCCCTGACTCAGAATTGGGTTGACTTTACGACCATGTGGGAACCGGACACTGCCAATAAAACACTGTTTGCGGTATGGGCGAACGCTCAGAATCAGCGGTATATGTATGTTTGCTGGGACACTGACGCGCAGGCCATTGTCAACGGGTCCACGACTTGTTTTGGTGCGGTCGCCAAGGACGTAGCCTATGACGGGGTGATGTGTGTTTACGATTCGCTTGACCTTGCGCTGTTTGTCCTGGGCGCTGTTGCTTCAATCGATTTTTCCAGGACCAACGGCAGAACTACAACCGCGTTTAAGTCTCAATCCGGATTCACGCCGACTGTCACCGACAGCCAGATTGCGGCGAACCTGCTTGAAAACGGATACAGCTTTTACGGATCCTACGCCACGGCACACGATCAATTCAACTTTCTGTATAACGGGCAGCTTCCCGGAAAGTGGTTGTGGCTGGATACCTTTGTGAATCAGGTTTATCTCAACTCGCAATTTCAGCTTGCCCTGATGTCGCTTTTAACCGGAGTCGGGTCCATCCCCTACAACCAGGCCGGGTATTCCCTGATTCGTGCAGCCATGATTGACCCGATTCAAGCGGCCTTAAACTTTGGCAGCATCCGAACCGGGATTACAATGTCTGCCTCCCAGAAGGCGCAAGTCAACCAGGCCGCCGGGGTGGATTGTTCGACTTTTATCGAGCAGCTTGGATACTATCTGCAAATCCTTGATCCAGGGGCGCAAGTCCGAGGGAACCGGGGAACGCCCGTGATCAATTTCTGGTACACCGATGGTGGGGCAGTGCAAATGATCACCGTAGCATCAATCGATATTCTGTAATCAGGGGGGACCATGCCAGACACTTCAATTACCAGCGCAAACAGCGTTTTTACCTTGGTGGTTCCGGGTCTTTTCCCGGTGCCTGTCCAGATTCAGGGCTATTCCTCCGACAAAGCTTTCACCCTGGACGCCGTTGACCTTGCCGAGATCCACACGGGGGTTGACGGGCGCATGACGGCAGGCTATACGCCGATGCCGGTTAAACAGTCAGTGACCCTTCAGGCGGACAGTCCGTCAAGAGATGTTTTCGCGGCGCTCGTTCAGGCCATGAAAACCGCCCGTGAAGTGTTTTTCCTGTCCGGGTTTATCGCCCTGCCGTCAACCGGCGAATCATTTGAACTGACGCGAGGCGTGCTGACAAGCGCAAAACAGATACCGGACGCGGCCAAGACGCTTGGTCCGGTAGAATATCAAATTACATGGGAGTCCGTGAACCGGTCTCTGTTGTAACCATCCAGTCGCCGGCAGCGGGTGTCCCTTTCCGCCCAGCTCTGCCCTCTCCCGGAGTCATGCCGGCGGCTCCCTTTTTTAACGGAGAGACAATCATGATACGGAGAGGTATCAATGGCACGAAAGACGCTTAACTACACAGTGCAGGATGAGGGGCGGGACAAGGGCAAGGTCTTTGTCCTTACGGAAATGCCATCAAGCCAGGCGGAAGCATGGGCAATTCGGGCGCTACTGGCGCTCATTGAAAACGGTGTGCAGGTTCCGCCAGGTTTTGAAAAAATGGGCATGGCCGGGATTGCAGAGCTTGGAATCAGGGCGCTCTCCGGGCTGAAATGGGAAACCGCCGAACCGCTTTTAACCGAGATGTGGCAGTGTATCAGGATCATGCCGGACCCGTCGAAACCCAATGTCATCCGGAACCTGATTGAAGAAGATATCGAGGAAGTCATGACGCGGGTCAAGCTTCGGGCGGAAATATGGGAACTGCACACGGGTTTTTCAATGGCCGTCGCTCCATCAAACTCCGTCGCATCACCGGCGGAACCGGCGGCGGCCAAAAAACCATTACCTTTGCCGAATATCAAAACATCCCGGCGATAATCGGGACGCTGATATCAAAGAGAGTTGCAACGCTACATGAATTGGGTACGATTTACGGGACGCAAGACGCCTATGACCTGTTAGAGATCGTTACCGTGGACGCTTATAACGCAGCATTGACGCACCAGGAACATTGACCATGCCGACAATTATCGACAGCTTGATCTTAAAATTGGGATTGTCCAGTACTGATTTTGAAAAAGGCATGGACAAGGTTGATAAGCGCCTGGACAAGACCGGCAAAGAAGCAGATAAAACCGGCAAGACCCTTCAAAAATCCGCAAAAACCGGCGCCGATGGTTATGAAAACGTAACCAAGGCAGCCATGAAATTTCTTGCACTCATCGGCGGCACCTACGCCGTCAAGCGCTTTATCGAACAAACCATTGAATCATCAGCAGCATTAGAACGCTTTTCAAAGAACGTCGGGGCAGCGGTTGAAACCGTTTCAGCCTGGGGCAGGGCTACCGAACTGACCGGGGGCAGCGCGGCCAACTTCCAGGGCACCATGCAAAAACTCAGCATGGCCCAAACTGAATTTCTGCTGACCGGCGATCAATCCCTCATTCCTTATTTGTCAGCTTTGAACGTATCCCTGTCTGATGGTTCCGGGAAAGCCCGGTCCCTCACGGATTCCCTTGTCGAAATCGGGCAAGCGCTCATGTCCAAAATGCCCAGCCGTCAACACGCCTTTAACATGGGCACGATGATGGGCATTGACCCCGGCACTTTGAACTTGATCCTGCAGGGCCGGAAAGAGGCGGAGCTTGCCATAAAACGGCAGCTTGAAATGGGAGTTGTAACGAAAGCGCAGGCAGAGGCGGCGCTTCGGTTGCAGCAGTCAATGATTCGTGCAAAGCAGAGTTTTGAATCGTTTGGCCGCGAACTGCTTGAAAAAGCGCATCCTGCCCTTGAGAAAATGGCGGCGCTGTTTGAAGATTTTGGAGTGTGGATTAAGGAAAATCAAAGCTTTGTCGAAAAATTCCTGACTGTCATGGCTGCCGGGCTACTGGCCGTGGGCGCGGCCTTAATACCGATCAATCTTACCGTTGTGGCCATTCTGGGCCTTGGCACTGCAATCGCCCTGCTTTGGGGTGATTACAGCGCATGGAAAAAAGGCGCGGACCACTTAATTCCTTGGGACAAATGGGAACCAGGGATTACCGCGGCAAAAGAATCAATCAAAGACCTGGCGAAGATACTGGGCGATTTTGCTTATCGGTACGCTGCCTCTGTTGATTTGGTGGCAGCGGTGGTAAGCGGCGATTGGTCAAGGGCAAAGTTCGCGGCAGGTGAATTGCTGTCCGGGAACGGCAATGGGCTTTTAGACGCAAAAAACGCGGGCGCAGCGTCAGACGATGAAATGATTGCAAATTGGAATAAGCGTCGGAATGCTTCGGGCTTGTTTTCAGCGCACGAGCAAAAAAATAACCTGCCCCCTGGCACCCTCGACAGCGTATGGAATGCAGAATCAGGCCGCGGGAAACACATGCTTTCACCGGCGGGCGCTCAGGGCCATTTTCAGTTTATGCCCGGCACTGCCCGGCAATACGGCCTTTCTGACCCGAACAACCTTGAGCAGTCAGCAGCGGCAGCCGCTCAGTATTTGGGCGAGCTCCGGATGAAATACGGCGGGGATATGGGGAAGGCCCTGGCCGCGTATAATTGGGGTCCTGGTAATGTTGACCGTAAAGGCATGGGCGCTGCACCCACGGAAACCCTGAATTACATGCGGAAGGTCATGGGCGGCATTCCTGGGGCGTCTGGGGCAGCAATGGGTGCCGGCGCATCTTCAGGCGGGTCCGGATTCTCTGTTCCCGGAAGCCGTACCATCCAAAACAATATCGGAGAAATCAAGGTCTACACGCAGGCCACGGACGCGGACGGTATCGCGGCGGACATCGGCAAAAGCATGGAATCCCTTTTCACTTCACAGGCAAACGCGGGGCTTTTTTAAATGTCATTAATCCCTTTCCCCGACATTCCCGATCTTCCCGGGGTTCCGGCAATTCCACGGCTTCCAGAACTGCCTGATGTTGCAGCCGTGGCCACAACCAGCCTCGGAATGCTAGAGGGTATGCTTTGGCGATCCTTGCAGGTAGAAACGCAATGGGGGATTTACGACAGCGCCGGGAATGCTCTGGGCGATCCATCGCAGATATCGGGTTTTTGGGCCGGGGCGCTTGAATCTTTGGGGCTGAACCCTTGGCTGTCAACGCTTTCCACAAACTCGGTGGATTATTCGAAAGAGACTAAAATATCGGATTTCCCCGTTGAACGCGGCAGTTTCGCCAGTTATAACAAAGTTGAGTTGCCGGCCAATCCGGTCGTAACCCTTTGCTTTATGGGCAGCGAGAGCGACAGAACATCATTTCTGGACGCCATTGACGCGGCCTGTAAGTCAACCGATCTTTACACGGTGACAACGCCGGAAAAGGATTACATCGACCACAGCCTGGAGCGGTACAACTACCAGCGCCGGGCAGAAAAAGGCGCAACGCTTTTATTTGTGGAAATATCTCTGAAAGAAGTCAGAAATGTAACGGCTACATACACGCAAAGCCAGATTGACACGCCCAAGGACGTTGGAGCAGACCCGGCAGCAGACAACGGCAAGACGCAAACCACAACGCCGCAAACATCAACGCTGAAAAGCCTTGTTGATAAAGCGCCTGAATACCTTGACAGTTTTTCAAATTGGGCTACGGGGTTACTGAACTGATGGAAGCCATACCTCTTAAACCGGTTGCGTCTCAAATTACAAGGGTTGTACTGGCCGCTCAGAACTGCCAGATTTACCTTTATCAGAAGGAGCAGGGGCTTTTCTTTGACCTGAACGTGAACGGCATTGACATTGTGTCCGGTGTGATTGCCCGCGACATGGTTCCGCTGGTTTGCCGGGAATATCTGGGCTTTGCCGGAAACCTGATCTTTGTGGATTCGCAAGGGGCCATCGATCCGGTTTATACCGGACTTGGTTCACGTTTTGAACTGGTTTATCTCACTGCCGATGAATACGCACTCATGAATTGAGCAATATGGATTACGTTGGAGTTGAAAAATATAACCGCCCTGAAACCACAACAGCCGAAGCTCCGTCTTTTGGACAGCGCCGGCAGCTTCGGTTTTTGTTTACCATGAAAACGGGCAAATTTGGATCTTCCGACAACGACCAGATCACCATCGAAGGGTTCCGGGCTGTTGCAGATATCACCAAGGCCGGTGGGCAGATGATGGGCGAACTCAGGGCTCGGATTTACGGCGTGAAGCAGGATGACATGAACAGCATCACCACCCTGCAATGGAAACCGGGTTATCTGATGACGAACACGGTTGATGTGACGGCATTGTCCGGTGATACAGAAACCCTTGTTTTCCACGGCAACATCATCAACGCCTGGGGTGATTACCAGAACATGCCAAACGTGTTTTTAAGGGTGCAGGCCCGCTCACTGTACGACGGGCAGCTCACAGCCGTGAGACCCTTCAGCGTTCGCGGGGAGATTGACGCGGCGGTGGTTATGGAGCGGATCGCCGGAAAACTCGGTCTTGCCTTTGAAAACAACGGAGTTTCAGTCATGCTCACAGACGCCTATCTTGCAAATACGCTGATTGAGCAGGCCCAGGAACTGGCACGCATGGCCAACTTTACCCTTTACTTTGACGATAAGACCCTGGCCATAACGCCCAGATATTCAGCCCGCGCAGGATATGTGCCGGTCATCTCCCCGTCAACCGGCATGGTGGGATATCCGACTTTTGACGGCATCGGGGTGAATTTTCTGACTCTATTTAATCCGTCAATCATTTTCGGCGGGAAAGTCAAGATCGAGACCGATTTACCGCAGGCTGCCGGGGAGTTTTTCGTTCAAACCATCGCGCATCGGCTGGAAGCGGAAAAACCGGGCGGCCCGTGGTTCTCATACGTGAGAGCGAACAGGGGGAATCTTGTCATCACCCACTGATACAGATGAAATCCCCACGGGCAGACTCAATCCTGGTGATGACTGGGGCCAGTTCAACAATCAGACGTTTCTGATTGCTCAGTTGATCCGCAGAATCCAGACCACAACGCTGGTTAAAATTATTGATTGTACGAATAACGGCGGGCTTTCAGAAGTCGGCTTTGTGGACGTTCTTCCCCTCGTCAACCAGCTTGACGGCGCCGGGAACCCCACGGAGCATGAGACGATTTTCAATATTCCGTATTGCCGAATTCAGGGCGGGGCGAACGCGGTCATAATTGATCCGGAGCCGGGTGATATTGGCATCTGTGTTTTTGCCAGCCGAGATATTTCCAAGATCAAAAACACCAAGGCACAGGCCAATCCCGGCAGTTACCGGCAACACAGTTTTTCTGACGGGCTTTATATCGGCGGGGTATTAAATGGGGTGCCTGGTCAGTACGTTCAATTCAGCTCGGCGGGGATCAAAATTTATTCTCCAACGAAAATTGAACTTGCAGCGCCGGCAGTTGCAATAAACGCGACGGTCTCCTGCACGATCACAACGCCACTTTTTACGGTCAACGGGGCCACGATCCTGAATGGCACGGTCACTCAGACAGGCGGCGGGGCATCTTCTTTCTCCGGGCCGCTGTCAGGGCAGGGCACAGACGTTCACACACACGTCCACAGCGGGGTTGAGGCTGGTCCGAGCAACACGGGAGCGCCCACGGTATGACACGCATGAACACACTGCTTTTGGATGGATCGGCATGGGATTTGGTAGTTGACAGCGCCGGGAATATCGCCATGGCAACGCCGGAATATTCGCTTGCCCAGGACGTGGCAAGCGCCGTGAGACTGTTCAAAGGAGAATTGTGGTATAGAACCACGGCGGGCACCCCTTATTTTGAAAACGTTCTCGGACACCTTCCGCCTATCTCGGTTTTCAAGGGGTACATCGAGCGGGCCGCGCTGACGGTTCCAGGGGTGGTCAAGGCAAAATGCGTGATATCATCGTTTACAAACCGGACCGTGACCGGGCAAATTCTTTTTATAGACGAATCAGGGGCGGCCAACAATGTCAGTTTCTAGCATTCCCAAAATACAATTTACTGAGGCCGGACTGGTTATCCCTACGGAAGCCGCGATCCTTTCCGGGGTTCAATCGGACATTGACGCGGCTTTCGGGGGCGGGCTCAATCCGGCGCTTGAGACTCCTCAGGGGCAGCTTGCTTCCAGCTTTGCCGCGGCGATTGCCGACAAGAACAATGAAGTTGCCCTGCTGGTCAATCAGGTTGATCCGCAGTATGCCGACGGCAGGTTTCAGGACGGGATCGCACGGATTTATTTTTTAACCCGCAAGGGCGCCACGGCAACCGCTGTAACGGCCACGGTTACGGGTCTTGTGGGCACGATTATTCCGGCCGGTACTCTGGCGCAAGACACCAGCGGGAACACCTACGCGCTGTCCGGTGAGACCACGATTGACAGCACCGGATCAGTTGACGCCGAATTTCAAAACATTGAAACCGGCCCTATCCCATGTGCGGCCGGGACTCTGACAAAAGTTTATCAGGCCGTTTCTGGTTGGGACTCGATTACAAACGCGGCGCCGGGAACCCTCGGCACCGATGTTGAAACCCGGGCAGATTTTGAATATCGCCGGAAAAACTCAGTGGCCCTGAACGGTAGAGGCTCCAACCAGGCGATTTATGCGAACGTGTTTGATGTTGACGATGTACTGGACGTTTACGTCACCGACAATCCAACAAATAACACGGTCAATACCGGCGCCACAAACTATCCGATCCTGCCGCACTCTGTGTACGTGGCGGTTTTGGGCGGGGTTGATGCGGACATTGCGGAGGCTATTTGGCGATCAAAAGATTTAGGGTGTGACTATAACGGGGATACGACGGAAACCGTAACCGATGACAGCGGGTATAGCTACCCAGCTCCATCTTACGATGTGACATTTAACCGGCCAGATGCGCTGGCGGTCAAGTTTGCCGTGACACTGATTGATGATCCCGGCCTTCCGGCGGATATTGAAACGCTGGTAAAAGCGGCCATTGTCGCACGGTTCAATGGCACGGACGGGACAACACGCGAGCGGATAGGATCGACGATTCTGGCAAGCCGGTATTACGGGGCGGTTGTGGGAGTTGCAAACAACGTCGGACTGCTGAGTATCCTGATTGGGACAGGCACGGCGACTTTAACGCAAATTGCAGTTGGGATTGATCAAAAACCGACCCTTGCAGAATCAAATATTACGGTGACGCTGATATGAGCATTGGCGAATTCTACATCTACGATACCTCTGACGGGGCGCTGCTGACCGACACGGCAGATGGCGCGGCATTGACCGGGTATGGGGAGCTTGACGAATCGGCGGCATCCCCGGCCTTTGATTTGACGCAAACGGTCATCAGCCAGTACGGGAATTCTCCCACAATTTTGCAGCTTGTGGAAAACATGAGCGAATACCTGGATTCCCGGGCTGACATCAACGCCTTTTTTGATTTTGTTTGGAACCTGGATACCGCGCAGGGCTTCGGGCTGGATATCTGGGGCCGGATTGTGGATATATCACGGGAATTGACCATCCCGGAAGACCCTTTATTTTTCGGGTTTAATGAAGCTTTGCCGGGATCCTACCCTTTTGAAGAACAGCCGTTTTACAGCGGCCCAGGCCGGACTCAAACATATCGGCTGTCTGATGATGCTTACCGAAAGTTGATACTGGTCAAGGCCATGGCCAATATCTCAGCGACAACAGCACCCGCCATAAACGCACTTTTGCAGGTCATGTTTTCGGATCGTGGCCGGGTTTATGTCAACGACATAGGTCACATGATGCTGCGGTACACATTTGAATTTGATCTTGCCCCTTACGAAATCGCAATTATGACACAATCACGGGCGCTTCCAAGGCCCGCCGGTGTCAAGGCTTTTCTTTTTAATGGTGTCCTGCCCATGTTCGGATTTTCCGAAGCGGGCTATTCTGCCGCTCCTTTCGGGGAGGGTGTTTTCATTCCGGAGACTGCCACATATGCAACTATCTGACAAACCTGACAAGCTGGTCCTGCCCTTTGCGGATTCCGGATCAAAAAATGCAATATCTGAAACCTCGCTGATTGGAGTCACGCCGGGGGCCGCTTCCCTGCCGGACGGCTTTCCGCCGTTGACCCGCACGCCCTTGGCAGCTGGCGGGGTGCCTCCCTCCGGGCTGGATATGAACGGTATCCTCTATCTTCTGTCCGCCATTGCTCGATGGAAACACGCCGGGGGCGGCGATCCTTACGATTCTACGTTTGCCAATAATACGAACGTGGGCGGGTATCCGAAAGGGGCGCGGGTGCTCCGGTCCGATGGTTTGGGCTACTGGCTCAATACGGCTGATGATAATGTGACGGACCCGGAAAGCTCGGGGGCTGCTGCTGCCGGTTGGGTGCCAGATATGACCAGCGGCGCGACATCCATTACCATGACCAGCTCGAATGTCACGCTGGCTCCTTTACAGTATGGGAAGCCGATTATTCTTATCACTGGCACCCTGTCAGCCAATGTCAATTTGATTTTCCCGGCAATCGCGGGGGCCAGGTGGACCGTGGTCAACGGGTGCACCGGAGATTATACAATCACCTGTAAAACAGCTGCCGGAACCGGTGTTATCGTCAAGGTAGATCGACAAATCATCTGTGATGGCGTCAACATTCGAAGCGGTAACAGCTTTGTGGCACCATCAGCCGGTGGCAACTATTTTATGCAGATTGGGTCCGGAACGGCATCAACGGGCGGGGTCGCGAACACGTTTGACGATCCATTTCCGAACGATTGTTTGATCGTCATCCCAATAACCAGCGGAGTAGCCTCGGGGATCAGCTATGGCGTGGAGCCGATCAGCGCATCTGGTTTTACCGTCTATTCCAGTACCGGCACGCCGGCCATTGTTTACCTGGCAATCGGATATTAAAAGGAAAAATCATGGCTCTAACCTACAAAGGCGAATCCACGGTGGGGGCGGTAACAACGCTGTCCGATGCCGATAAAATTAGGACAATTGTCGGGAACGCCAGTAAATATATCACGTGGGCAAATTTAAAGGCGCTGCTGAAAGCCCTTACAGATACCTATTATCAGGCCAAAAATGCCGGGTTGACAACGCTGTCAAGCCCTTCCGCATGGAGGCTGTTTTATTCCAATGGGTCGTCGGCAATTATTGAACTTGTCCTTGGCGCGGATGGGACGTATCTGAAAAGTAACGGCGCTGCGGCAGCTCCTACGTTTGACACGCCGGCGGGTGGCGGCGGGGGGTTCTCCCTGGCCGGGTATATCGATTGCGCCGGAGATGCAACGAATTTTCCGGCGGCTACGGCCGGTGAATGGTATCAGATTTTAAACGAGACCAGCCCTGAAACGAACCCTGCCGGATGGCTGGGCGGTGCGGCGGGGGCCGGGGTCTGGGTAAATCTGAATGACCTGTTGATGTGCGTAGCCACTACCGACGCCGGAACCTACGCCGAGGTAGGGGACAACTGGACAATCGTCCCACAGGTGATTTCCCTGCCGGACGGATGGCGAAAAATAACACTGGCCGATAATACCGCGATTGAGGTTGTGGCCGGTGAACATGGGATCGGCGTGCAGGGTGGTAAATTTCTAAAAGAGGAAGCCGGGGTGTTGTATCCTCTGGATGGAAACGCCTACGAAACAATCTGGATACCTGCAGCAGCTTTCACGCCTGCTGTTTCGGATGGTCCGGCGCCTTCCGGGGAATGCCTTGCGTTTGACGCTGTAACGGTCGAGACTGCTGATCATTATTTCCCTATGCCGGAAGATTGGAATCTGGGGACAGTTAAAGCCAAGCACCGATGGAAACCCGCCACGGACTCAGGCGCTCCCGGCGAGACCGTAGAATGGAAACTTGCCCTGACCGCAATCCGGGATGGCGATGCGATTGCAACAGCCCTTGGAACTGCTGTAATTGTCACGGATGCAGTTCTGGCCAATGAAAGCGCCACTCACCATTTTTCAAATGCTTCTGCTGCCATAACCCCAGGGGGTACGCCTGCCGTGGGGTGCTGGTTGCATGTTCAATTATCAAGAAACGCTGGAGCGACAGATACACATGCTTATGATGCTTTATATGAGGGGCTTGAACTGCAATACCTGAAAACCAAGTCCATTGTGTTGTGGTGATGATATGCAAATGATTTTTGGTAAATCATCGATGTTCCGAAAACCGGAAATGCTTATCAATGGCGGTTTTGAGATTGGAGATCCTCCGGAATCTTGGAGTCCGAACGGAACGCCGACAATTACCAGGGTTGCCGATGCACAGGAGGGATCTGTCGGAACCTATTGTATCAATATTGCAAGGGGTGATGATAATGATGTTGCAGTTCAGTCCGGTATTCCAACTGTTGCTGGACGATCCTACACTTTCTCCGGATGGTTCAAAAACGTCGATGCAACGTCAATCAAGGTCGATATTTACGACAGTTCATGGAATCTCTTGGGATCTACCGATAGCGTGACTGATACCGATTGGGAAGAACAAAGCAAAGTGTTTACGGCAGCAGGGGTATCAACGGCGATCTATATTGCGGTTGTCGGGGCTGCTGGACAGATAGGTAAATTTGATGATTTTTCGCTTAAACTAACATAGGGAAACATGAGAAAAATAACCCTCATATTTATTTTTTTATTGCTTTTCCCGGCTATTTCTTTTGCCGGGACTGCCTATTATTTTGATCCTGGAGCAACCGCAGGAACCGGAGCCGGCACGTTTGCAAATCCGTTTTACACCATGACGCAGGTAAACGCGAAAGCCTTTGCAACCGGCGACGATCTTTATTTCAAGGTCGGGACCACTCTGACGGTTCCCGCAGGGCAATATCTGAATATTGACTGGGCCGGAACGTCCGGTGATTGGGTGCATATCGGGGCTTATTATGGTGAAAATCAGTTCGGATTAAATGGTGGCGCAAGACCGATATTGGATTGCAACTATACATCCCCGTTATCAGAGATAGGGGTAATTCAACGACTTGGATTAGGCTATCCAACCCATACGTCAGTTTATGTTGAGATTGAAGACATAAGAATCGATGAGCCTATAGGAATTGGGATACTTGCTACTGATGTTAATTATTTTAAAGTAACCAATTGCTATATTTATCGGGATTATTACCCAGGAGCTATTACAGTCGTTCGATCTCAGGAAGTGGTCATTGATGGCAACAACATTGATCATGCTGCCTACGGCGGGTTCAGTCAAGGTGGGTGCCTGCAAACGGGGCAAGAAGGGCAACTAAATACAGTCATTTCAAACAACATTGTGTCTGGTCTATGCACTGAAGGCATTGACGCATATCATCGTGGCGAAAACTATGAAATTTTTGGGAATATTGTCTATGACACTGGTAACATAGGTATTTATGTTGACCGTGCAAAGTATGTGAATATCTACGATAATATTGTCTACTCATCGACTACAAGGCCGGGTGGGGGGCAGATATGGGTAGGGATAGCTATAGATAATGAGCTTGAGGGAAGTTTTTGCTACACTGGGAACGTAAATATCTATGACAATATGATAGCAAACGTCCAGAATGGCATTATGATTGCCTCAGAAAACACAACCTGTATAAACCACAATGACAATGTTTATGGGAACAGGATCGCTGACTGTTTGTACAACTTTCGATTTTGGGGCGGTGGATCGACCTGGTATGAAAATAATCTCTATAATAATATTTCTTATACCTCAAACAACAGCACAATGGCGCATAGCGATGGGTTTTCTCCCCTTGGCATCACCTGGGGCGTCAACATCTTTGATGACTCAGTAAGTGGGAATGCCGCAACCTACGCGCACACAGTTGCAAGTCCTTTTGAAAAAACCACAGGGTGGAATAACCTCACCGCTGGATCAGTGGATGCCTCCTACTGGACATTATCCAGTGCTGGAGCTGGTGCGGTTGCAGATTTTTTTGGTGATGATCCAATCGTTGAAACGCCGGTTATCACCCCCAATGGCGGTACATTTGGAACATCGGTATCAGTCACTTTGTCTTGTGCCACTACC